CCATCTCCTCCACCTTCACCTCCACCATCACCTCCACCACCTTCGCCTCCGCCACCATCTCATCCACCATCGCCTCCCCCACCATCTCCGCCACCACCTTCGCCCCCACCAGCTCCGCCACCACCTTCGCCGCCAACGGGGCGCCGTCTTCAAGTATCAGATGAGGTGGTATATAAATATTGTGTAAATACCAAACACGATAATCACGAGGACCATCAGGGCGACAGACGGCTATATGCTATTATTATTTGTCTATCAGCGCTTGGATTATTCGCCTGTTCTATCCTTGGATATTATATTCGCCCACAGACAGTACTACCGGTTCGTGTTGCCGATTTTGGTATGCGTGTACCAACAGATAATAATGAACCTGTTGTCGCTGTTGGTATGCGTGTATAAAAAACTAAATACAAAATGAAAAAATACAAAATACAAAAAAATTAAAGTTGTGATTATTAAAATATTTTTTTTAATTTAATAATCAACCATAAACGGGTTATAATATTTACTTTTTAATATAATTTAGAAAGCAAATATGTGTATTTTTGGAGAGCACAATACAAATGTATTAATCTACCTCATCGATATTAACCGAATGAGGAGTTTCATCGGTTGGAACATCTGGAGCGGTAGGCATCTCAGCCATCATTTTATCTTGTAGAGGTTTCATTTTCGTTTTTAGTTCCTCAGCACGAGTTTCATACTCCTCTTTTGTAGCCATTTGGTTCGCATCTAACCATGTTGCTTGTTCGTCAATTACCGCAGTTAATTCGGTTTTCATAGTTTCATCGATCTGTGAGGCTATTTTTTCATCGCTTAGGGCGGACTTCATTTGATATACCATACCCTCTAAATTGTTGCGTGCATCCACGATTGCTTTTGCGGTTTCATCGGCTTCTCTAAATAGTTCAGCATCGGCAATCATCTTTTCAATTTCCTCCTTTGTTAGATGTCCCTTATCGTTAGTTACTTTAATTTCCTCTGACTTGCCGGTAGATTTCTCTAATCCAGAGACAGTAAGAATACCGTTGGCGTCTAAATCATATGAAATTTCAATCTGTGGGACACCCCTCGGCATGGGGGGAATTCCTTGAAGTGTAAATTCACCTAATTTGTTATTGTCTTTGGTGAATTTTCTTTCACCCTCAAATACTTGAATGGATACACCAGGCTGATTATCCGCATAAGTACTGAATGTCTGCGACTTTTTAGTTGGAATAGTAGAATTACGCTCAATAATAGTAGTCATAACACCGCCACTTGTCTCAACTCCAAGAGATAGTGGGGATACGTCAAGAAGAAGAATATCATCAATTTTGGAATCAGTAACGCCAGACAGTAAAGCAGCCTGAACCGCAGCACCATACGCAACTGCCTCATCAGGGTTGATGGACTTGTTGAGTGCTTTACCATTAAAATAATTTTCAAGTTGAGATTGAATTTTTGGAATGCGAGTAGAGCCACCGACTAAAACGATTTCGTCGATATTGGATTTACTAATTTTTGAATCTTTAATTACCTGCTCGACGGGGTCAAATGTCTTCCTAAAAAGGTCTCCGCATAATTCTTCAAAACGAGCACGAGAAAGATTTGCCGAATAGTCAATTCCCTCAAATAGACTATCAAGTTCAATTGATGCTTGTGTTGCGGACGATAATGTCTTCTTTAGATTTTCGCAGGCGGTTCTTAGACGCCTTACAGACCGCTTATTTTCAGTAATATCCTTTTTGTGCTTACGCTTGAAATCCAGCGTAAAATGTTGAACCAGACGAGTATCAAAATCTTCACCACCTAAACGTGTATCACCAGCAGTCGCCTTTACTTCAAATACGCCATCTTCAATCGTGAGAAGTGTTACATCAAATGTTCCACCGCCCAGGTCATAAATTAGAATATTTTTCTCTTCCTCCGTTTTATTATCAAGTCCATAAGCAATTGCTGCTGCTGTTGGCTCGTTAATCATTCGCAGAACATTTAGTCCAGCAATAGCACCAGCGTCTTTGGTGGATTGCCTCTGTGCGTCATTAAAATAAGCAGGCACAGTAATAACCGCCGAATCCACAGTCTCACCTAGAAACGATTCCGCTACCTCCTTCATCTTTGCGAGAACCATAGACGAAATTTCTTCAGGTAGAAAATCTTTAATCTCACCTTTATACTTTGCCTGAATAACTGGCTTATCGTCTTTGCTAATAACATTATACGGAAAATGTTTAATATCATTTTGCGTGGCTGCGTCAGACGAAATTCTACCAATTAGACGTTTAGCGTCAAAAATTGTATTTTCCGGATTTTGAGACGATTGATTTTTAGCCGCATCACCAATTAACCGATCTGTATCGGTGAAAGCAACATACGAAGGTGTTGTTCTCGCTCCCTGCTCATTCGGGACAATTTCTACTTGATTATTTTTCCATACCGCGACACACGAATATGTTGTACCTAAATCTATACCGATTGCTACCATATGATAATATTGATTTTATATATTTAACCTATTTTATTATATATTTTAATATCCATATATAATATTTATGTCTCGTGTTGGTTGTGGTGATGGTGATGAATATATTCAAAAAACAATTTTTAAATATAAAAAAAAAGTTAGAATACTGGATGAAAGCATTATATCAAATATAATGATGTATGAAAACGCTAAGAACGGTAGTGTTCCGCCACCGATTATTAGACAATCTGGTTATAGTTCTTTTTTGGATACAGATGTATCTACTCATATGGAATCCCTATCACTTCTTACCTGTAATACATGACTTGGGCTGGTTCTGAAAGCACGTCGGATCATTAAATGACGAGATATATTAATACATATCAATTAAATTAAAATTGATAAGAATTTATATTAATAACGATGTATTAATATAAATTAACATGCTTTCTGCGGTAGAAAATAATAATGTAAGAAATGTTTATCAAGGCATCGCACAACATTTCAACAATACACGAGTATATAAATGGAGTTGGGTGGTAGATTTTCTCAATAAATACACAGGCGATAATCTAATTTTGGATTTAGGTTGTGGTAATGGTAGAAATATGGTTCATAACCATCTCAAGTTTATAGGTATTGATAATTGCGATAAATTCATTCATATTTGTAAGGGTAAAGGATTAGAGGTTTATAATTACAACATTACCGATGTGAGGCTGAAGAGTGATTTGGTTGATGGAATAATTTGTATCGCTGTTTTCCATCATTTATCTACTGTAGAACACCGAATTGAAGCGTTAAAGGAAATGAAACGACTTGTTAAACCTGGTGGTAAAATTTTAATATCGGTATGGTCCATCAATCAGCCAGCCAATTCTAAACGCCATTTCAATAATTATGGAAATTCAATTGTTTTGTGGAACAATTATGGAACAGTTTTTGAGAGATTTTATTACATATTTGAGATTGATGAAATTAAAGAATTATTCAAATCTGTCGGGTTAAATTTGATTTCCCACGAACTCAATTATGGTAATGAAATTTTCACATTAACAACTTAAACGATGTCTTTAAATTTTCGCATTATACTTATTTTTTATTAACCTGCTGTTATTTATTTTTACTTCTAATGTAAATGTAAAATCCTCTATTAAATCATCATTAACTATATTACCATATATATCAACGATTTTGACATTAAAGTTAAGAAGATTTATTACGCCATCATATTCACGAGTATGGTCGTATCTTGTATCTGTTTGTGAAAATATTTCTGTTATATAATTCTTTGTTTGACTTGTGCCGAGAGAACCGTCTATCTTTGCTAAAATTTTTTGACTTGACATATTATTATTAAGGAATAACTTATGTGTCTCAACAATATTAGAGTGAAACTCATCAAGACAAAAAAATAATTCGGCATTACCTTTTGATGTAAAATTATACGGTGATGTTATTACCGAATTATTAAATCTATTATCAGTTGGGTCTCTAATTGATGTATAGTATGTAGAGGACTTATTATAATCAAAACCTAAAATTGTCGCAAGTGAATAATATTTCGTATAATATGTTTTGAAATCCACCGAAAAATAAATGAATGAAGGATTGTCTGTAATATACGTACTATTTAATTTAAACGATACTCTATTAGAGTTATCATTGATAGAAAAGTTGATATTTTTCATAAAGGTAATATCACCTGACGAATTATCAAAATAATTATTATTTAAATACTCTGAGAGATTATCTGGATTATCATAATAGCCGTCTTCAATAACAATCACACTGGAAAAATCGCAGGATATTACACCATTTGTGCTTATGAATTTCTTGATTTTAAATGTGTTATTTGATTTTGTATTGCTTATTACATAAGGTTTCTTTATATTTATAGATGCTAATTTGATTCTGCTTATATTATTTATAGGCGATGCTAATACAAAATTGCTATTTGTAGCAGGAACGAGCGTATCTATTAATGAATTATTCCTCGCTCTAAATATGGTATTAAAATGAAGATAATCATAACTATTATAATATTCAATATTGCTTTCGTCTTTTTCTATTAGGTCGTGTATGTTATAACTCCTGTCACCTTCTAATATATAGTTGTCGTTTTTGATGTCCTGATTATCTTCCTCGTCATCATCATCTTCATCTTCATCCTCCCCATCTTCTACCGCATCGTCTTCGCCATCAGTATTATCTTCTCCCATATTTTCCATAGTTTCAACCGTTTCTATTAAACTACCATAATCAGGCAGAATATTTTCGTTTAAATTATCGTTGAACTCTTCTATTAATTTGTTTTGAATATTATTAAAAAATTCACTTAATTCCTCGTTGTCCTCAAAATATTCTTTATTTAAAAAATTTACCTTCTCAATTACATCCTCTTTTGTATAGTCATTATCCAATTCCAATAGATTAATTAAGTCTTCTACTGAATATATATTCATATCCGTATTTATCATCCCCTCTTCATCCATGATTATATAATAGACACAGTTATTTATTAAATCGTGATATGATTAATTGATTTATAAATTTAAAATAATTAAAGTCGGTATTAGTTTTTATATGATTTGGTATAATTTGAATTCCATGCCCCCTTTTACAATGCTTTGGTGTTTTAAATAATAGATATTCTAATTCCATAATTAGAATATTTTCGTAACTGGTTAAATTCTCTCTGTCTAATCGTTTTTCAGATGTATATACGTATCTATTATAATTCCTATCATCATATATTTTGTAATTCTTTTTAAAGTCTATATAATTTTTAATCACGCCGAAACCTTCTATCCTATTGGTGTCATTATTCATTTCTACGACAATTAATTTTGCGTAAGGCAATATATTCGGGGTGATTTTGATAGGAGACGAGTAAATACACGGAATACCATATCGCTCTCTATAATTTTTATTTTCATAATAAGTTTTATTGTTGAAGCGACTGACGCAAACTTCCATACTAACTTATTATGACCCGTTAAAGCCGTTGATAGTCGTTTATTATATTTACAAAAATTATTCAATTTTATAATAAAAAATTATATTTTTATTATGAAATTTTTATAGTGGTATTTATAGTTTAATTAACAACCGGATTATTTTTTACAAAATTTTTGTGCTTATCAGTTTTAAGGTGAGTGCTTTGGTTGGTTCTACTATGAATAGTTCCACAAATACAAGTTATTTTTTCAAGCCTCTTCGCAGTTGGTCCTCTTGTTTTTTCAGGATTGTCTTCCCTGTTTTTTTTACTTTTCTCTGCGTGTTTCTTTCTAAATTCTGGGTCTTCTCTATTTTGTTTGTATTTGATACGCTGCCAGTTGTTTTTATATTCGGCTCTTTCTTCAGGAGTTTGTGCTGGTAATTGTATGTTTAGTGTCGGCTTAAGTGTTTCAATCCAATATCTCTCCAGAGTTGCTGCTTCATCTTCATCTTCTAAATTTGCCGTTTCTAATATTTCAAAATCCCAATTATCAAATCCACCATTCTCTCTAATGAATATATAAGCCTTTTTATTATATTCTGGACTCTTTACATTATTACAACTGCTCTTATGGTTTATTTTCCGCTGATAAAAATCTCCTGACTTACCTACATATTCGTCGTTAATTAGTGGGTTGTTAGAACGCAATAAATATAAAACTGTGTTAGACCAATCAACAGTCATGCTTATATGCGTATAATAAAAATATATAATTTAAATTCAATTTTTTTTGTTAGACCAAAAAAAAATTGAATACGTAATATTAAATTTATAATATTAACAACTAACCAAAACCCCTTTATTGAAAGATATGTCTACGCAAACCGAAGTGCTCTCCCTCTACATTCCCTCGGGAATCATGGGCTACCACACTGAGGAATACATTACGAAGCAGTTTATTGAACATCACATCGGCAAGGTTATGAGGGTTGATTTTGTTAAGAATGTCGCAAAGGGCGACCGCCGTGAGGCATTCGTTCATTTTGACGAGTGGTTTGACAACGAGCAATCGCTTGCCTTCCAGGAGAACATCAAGAACATCGACATCAAGTCTCGCTTCGTGTATCAGGGCAAGAAGTTCTGGCCTGTTCTGGCGAACAAGAACGCTCACCGTCGTGTAACCAACCCCGCATACGAGGTCATCAAGACCGAGGATGTGAAGGTCGCCGCTGCTGCGAACATCGCAATTCCCTCTGTGTCCGTGAATATGGAGGTTTCCAACAAGCGTGCCTCATTCGCTGCTGTGACTGACCCAGCCAAGTAAATTGATAATGTATTATCTACCACACCAAAAAAACAAAAAATCAAGACGATTTTTTGTTTTAATCACGATATATGAGTATATAAAAAAAACCTAATTAAAAAAAAATTGATATAAAACTATGTTTTTTTTATACAATCAACAATAATATATATAATGGGTGCAGGAATTCTACCAGTCGCACTACACAAAGGAATACTATACATTCTATTAGGTCAAGAACGATACAATAATAACCTATGGTCTGATTTTGGTGGTGGAGCACATAAATACGAGAAGCCATTCAAGACAGCAATTAGAGAGGGAACAGAAGAATTAAACGGATTTTTAGGGACAGAAGAAGATATGGAAAAAGAGGTAACTCACAATATGATTTTATCAATTAGTTATGCGAAATACACTACATATATTTATAGGGCTACTTACAATAATGATTTACCAACATATTTCGCCAATAATAACAAATTTATTGAAAGTCAGGCAAAACAATTAATTGACGATGATGATAATGGTCTATATGAAAAGACAAGTATTGGCTGGTTTCCAGTTCATAAATTCGCAACAGAGAAATACAAATCTATGCTGCGACCACATTATTTACCACACGTTAATTCACTCGTTAAAAACAACCGGTTCATAATTAAGAATATTGAAAATAAACTAAAGAATATTGAAAACGAAGTATTTTAATAAATAATAAAAGACAAAAAAAGAAAAATTTTTTTTTAGTATAAATATAACTTGTAATCCCTATATAACATTCGATGTCTATCAACGAATCAATTATGAAGTCCAATTTAAATAATTACGGCATAGTATATACTCCAGAAAAATTGGTGAATTCCATGTTAGACTTGATACCAATAAAATTCTTCAAAAATAAAACCTTGAAATGGTTAGATATTGGAGCAGGTAAAGGTGCTTTCAGTTTGAATTTATTGAACCGATTGATTAAAAATCTGAGAGATGAATTTGAAACTGACGAGGCTTGTAAGACACATATATTGAAAAATATGTTGTATATGGTGGAAATCTTTGAGCCGCATATAGATAGTTTGACGTCATTATTTAGTAATGAGGCTAACATAATAACTACGAGTTTTCTCTCTATGGATGAAAATACATTCGGTAAATTTGATTTTATAATAGGCAATCCACCATATAACATTAATGGTTCTATTAAAACTCCCACGAATTCAAAGATTAAAAAAACGGAAGACGGTAAAGCGATTTATGTTGATTTTATTGTAAAAAGCATAGAACTATTATACGATGGGGGATATATCAATATGGTAGTCCCTTCTCTCTGGTTAAAGCCAGATAAATCAGGATTATATAAAATATTAACTGAATTGAAAATTCATAATCTCACTTGTCTATCTACTTCAGACAGCAGTAAAGCGTTTAATTATAAGGCACAAACACCAGTTACTTATTTTTTAATTGAAAATACTTATGAACCAAAGGAGAATAAAATGAGTTCGTTCAAGATATTTGATAAAATAGAGAATGAGTATATAAACTATACGTTAAAAATAAACGAACCAATACCCATAAATGGTATTAAAATAATAAATATGATTAAACCATATTTAGATACTTATGGACCTATTTCGTTCTATAAAACTAATACTCCATCTTTAAAAATGAAATTATCTGATGTAAGTGGAGAGAATTTGATAAATCCTAATATAAAAACTTGCTTACTGGATGGTCTTGCTCCTAAAATCGTTATAAATTATTCAGATATTAAATGTAAATATTGTAATGATAAACCCAAATTAGTTTTTGGCCACAAAATGTATGGAATGCCGTATTTAGATATTGAGGGTGTAATGGGTATTAGTTCTCGGGATAATTATGTAATAAATGAGTATTCTCTCGCCGAGTTGAGAGAGATACAACTTTTTCTCTCAAGTAAGTTCGCACTATTCATTTTTTCAATATGTAATTATCGTATGAGATACCTTGAGAGGTATGCGTTTAGTTTCATACCAGATATAACTAAAATATCTAATTTTCCAGAATTAAAAAACACCACTCGTGTCGAGAGAGATATGATTATATGTGAGTTCTTTAATCTAACCAAAAAAGAGATAGACTATATAGAAAAGGATTTCAAAAACTATACCTTTTTCGTTTAATTCTATATAAATTTGTATAAATCCCTTATCAACTTCGGGCGGCAGCACCGTTGGTGCTGGCTTTGGATTTTTCGTTTATTTTTTTTATATGTTAAAAATAAAATATAAAAAAATTGAATAGTTTAAAAATATATAATATATTAGCAAATAATAAGCCGTATAAAATATGTTTAGAACTTCACTTGCGAATAAGGAGATGAGACTATCGAGTTGTCTTTTTAGACAACTTCATCATTACGATGACTATGTTATGAGGTCTGAAATTATTCCTTCCGTGCCTGTCCCGATGATTAATGAAACCCCAGCGAAGTCCATATATTATATAGAATCACCGAAATCTATTACTGTTTGCTCTGATTGTAGTGGCACTGGCTGGAAAACAATTAATAATATGGGTTCAATTAATACTATTTTGAATTTACAATTCAAATTTGAATTATGTAAAACCTGCCGTGGAACGGGTTTTCATTAAATATCCATACCATCATCATCATCGCCCGATAATTCGTCAAAATAATTATTTTGGAATGCGTAAGTGTTCCGGAAAATTGGGTTTTCTATGTAATTTTCAATATAGTAATTTTTTAATTTGGGAAAAATATCGTGCTTTTCACATAAATTAATAGTCGCCAAATAACTACGAATAATATTATTGGCAGTATCAGAAGCAGAATTTCCTAGTTTTTCTACCATCAAATACTTTATAATATATTTTTTAAGCAGTATAATTGATACGAACAGTTCAAACATACTAGGCGTGACGGATATATTATTAATAACTAAAAAGTTATACATTCTAATTATAATTTCGTCGCAGAATGGCTCTCTAATTTTAATGTTTAAATCGTTGAGATATTTATCAAAGCGAATTACTAATTCTTCCTGGTTGAAGTTGATATTTAAACAGTGGTGATACACACAAGCACATATTCCACCCACGTTTAACGTATCGTTATAGTATGTAATTAATTTGAAAGTGTCTTGAATGTTATTTTTTGAAATATAACCATAATCATATACAATAAGTTGATAAAAATCATTATATTTTTTTACCTTCCAGTTAGATTCGTGTAAATCCGAGTGATAATAGTCTTTGAAATAAAAATTATCTTTTATAAATAAATTCAATAGTGTTGCTATTTTTTGTTTTTCAATAATAGAATCTGTTATTTCGATCATAGTTTGACCCTCAACATATTCCATTATCAATATATTTTTACTGCTTGCGATAGGCTTGGGAATTAAGATATATGGATTGTCTGTGTATTCATTATAAAAATACATCATATTACTGTGCTCATTTCTCATATCGGCTTGTTTTATTAAATTTTCAAAAAAATTATCAAATATAAAAGGAGTATCGTATTTATTCAAAAATGAAATATTAGTCACCATGAATTTGTAAAAATTCAGAAACACCATAGGATTTTTTAACTGGTATTCTATCTCTGGATGAACTACTTTTAAAGCAACCGTTTGATTTTGGTATGTGCCTTTATACACCTGTGCGATAGAACCCGATTTGACGTCAGCATATATATCTAATTGTAGTTGCTTATCAAATTCTTCCTCGTCTCCGTCGCAATACTCGTCTATAAATACCTGCCTTGTATAATTTAAATCGTGAATATTACAATTCTCATAAAAAGAAGAAAATAAAGACCCCATAAAATTATCATCATCATCGATGTCCAGTAATTCAACGTTGGTATTAATCCATTGGACTAACTTAATCAACATACAACCATTTAAATTAATGGTATTATATAGATATTTTATCAAAGTGCGGTTAATTTTGCCTGTGAAAGTGTAATTAATTTTATTGAGAGTTACTGCGTTTATAAATAGAGAAAAATATACAAAATATTTACCGTTGTTTAATAAATCCTGTATCAAATTAGTCATCTAATATTTATAGTATTTATAATAAGTTAAATTTAATATATAAAATTAAAGTAATTATATTATTTAAATAAATGGGGGAATATATTAACGACATCAAGAGTATCTTGGGTGATTACATCAAAACAAAATATAAAAATCATCTATCTACCAATAAAATCCTATGTATTAAAAAGTCCGAACTTGATGATATTGCATATTCATTTTATAGCGATAATATCAAAGACATTAAGCACGAAATACGCACCCAGATGAAAAGCAAATATGCGGCTAATTATCCATCTGGAACTGTAGAAAACATCATTATGGATATTTTTTCAGACAGCGATTCGAATATAAAGGCAGTAATCAGCGAAATCAATTTCATTCAGGACAAGAATTTATCAAGTGTAGAACTGCCAATTACGAACAACTCACTTAATCTGAATATTTCTAACACAGATGGGTTTATTATTATTAACCGTGTTAAAGACACATACGATGTAAATTTGAAGGCTGTATATGATGATATTATTAAATACAAATTTATTTATTCAATTAATAACAAAATATTAGACGACTTTGGAGAGAAGGAGAAAATCGGTATTATTAAAGAAGAAATTACAACTAATACAAGCGTCAGGTTAGGTCTATATTAC